CATTCTACCTTCGTTGTCCATATTTTCGTTTATTTTTTTTAGTTTTAATATTGCTTTAGCCAAATCTTCTAAATATATATTAGCTTCTTTATCATCTAATTCTTCTAAATCACGTTTGATTTGATCAATATAATAAGAATTATCTTCATCTTTTTTACCATAAACAGATAAGTCAGGTTGATATAAATTATCTTCTTCTTCTAAAGCTCCTTTTTCTCCATCTGCCTTTTTCTTTCTTAAGCCAGCTACTTTTACTTCAGCATCTGCTTTTGCTTGAGTGGCTTTTTGAACTTCATCTTCAGCTCTTGAAATATCGTCTGATATGTCTTCTTTTATTGTCATGTCGTTTGCGTATTTATTCATTGCTAGTGCTTGATCTTTATTAATGTTTTTTATATTTTTTGGAAATAAAATTCCATATTTATCTTTAAATCTGTTTTTGTGCCATTCAGGTGTTTTAACTGGATCTTTAGCTCCATTTACTTTATCGAATACTTTTTTAATTCTTCCAGCCATATCTTTTGGAGCCATATCTTGTTTAACATCTGTTTTAAACATAGGTGCTTCTTCTATTTCTTCAAATTGAGATGATTGTGTTCCTCCTTTTGGTGCAGAATAGTCTTTTGCTAAATCATTAAACATTACAAATAAATAAATATTACCATAAACTCCTGATGGAGATGCATCTGATATTTCGTAATCTTCTATGTATGTTTTAAATTGAGTGTATGTTTTAAGTGCTGCTGATTTTGCTTTTGCTTTTGAAGCATTAATTCTGGCTGTTGTTTCTTTTCCAAACATTGCTCCTCTACCTTGAGGACCATTAAAGTGTGGAAACTTAAAAAATGTTCCACCTGATCTTTTATCTAAAAATGATGAAATTTCACCACCTTCTCCAACAAGTTCATTGTGGTGTACATCTGCCATAGATAACATTTGTCTAACTAAATTAATAGTGTCTGGATCAAATGATTTTGGTTGGTCAAATTCCATTACACCTGGTGGTCTACCTGTTTTAGTAAATCTACTTTTAGATTGACCTTGAGAAGTTAAAGTAGCATCTCCATAAGCATCAGCGCCTACTTCGTTAATTGCATCTTTAACTAATTGTATAATGTCTTTCTTTTTCATATTAAAATTTTGTAAAGCGTGTTCTATTAAAACTACCCTTATTTTTTTCCATTCCTCTTGTATGTTGCCCTTCTGCACCACCAAACGGGGCTCCTTTATTAGTATAATTTTCTAACTCATCTTCTTCATCAACAAAAGGTCTAGGAGAAGTAATACTATTACCATCACCAGCATTTCCACCACTAGCACCTGTGCCCGTATATTCTTGGATAGCAGATTTAATTAATTCTCTAAGTTCTCTTTTAGTCATTTAATGTTTTTTCTACATGTTCACGACGTATTTTTACAGCTTCTTTTACTTGTTTAGTAAGTTCTGCTTTATTAACACCTCCTACCCATTTTTCAATAACACCATCTTCTGACACAAAATTAGAATTTGATGTGTTTATTGCGTCTAATAAATATGACTCCATTTCATCTACTATGTCAAGTGTATTTTTAGCTTTAAGTTTTTTAATATAATCATCATATTCTCCCCTAAGATCTAATTTATGTTCAAATTCTACAACACAATCATGACATTTTTTATGGATTCTATAATTAGGTTTATCTAATCTTTTTTTCATTACATTACCACATTCGGGACAACATAAAGGCATAAATACTTCTTTTTTAATTTTATCTAATTTTGATACTGTTTGTTTTATACCATTTTTAATTGTCCATGTTTTTCTTCCTTCTGTCCAAACATCGCCCTCTTTATAATCTTCTGTTTTTTTACTATAACCTATTTGTATACCTGTAGATGCGTTAGATTTGCCCATAAGCAAATTACGAGCTCTATTTACGTCTTTTCTTTTAAATTCTTTTTTTAACATAACTTTTAACTTATATCCATAGCATCATTATAGTCTGCTTTGATTCCTTTTTTTTCTAATGCTTTTACTATATTATCTAATTCATTTTCTCTATATCTTCTAGGTACTTCCATGTCAATACCTAAATTTTTAAGATATTTTGTTCCTTCTTCTCTATCTAATCTTTTACCATCTACTTTCATTTTATAAAATCTATCACCAGGGGTTGAGTATGTTATATCTACTTCTTCTTTTAAATATCCTAATTCGGTAGCTGTTTCTTTCAATTCATCTTTTCTACCCATCATATCCTTAACAAATGCTGCTTTAGGGTCTTCTGGTAATGTATCTATTTCACCTTTTTTAACTAAACCCATATAATATAGTTTAGCTTTTTGGTCTAATGATAAGTTTTTTATTCTGTCCATTTTTTATTTTTTTGCTCCAGGTTTCCCTGCGTTAAAATTATTTTTACTAAATTCTAATCTGTCGACTAATTTAATACCGTTTTCAGTGTGATCAACTGCTACAAATCCTTCTGCTTTAGTTACACTTAAAGTACCATCTCCATTATCAATAAAGTGTTTAGTAGCTACAGCTTTATCATATTTGGTTATAAATATAGCCTTTGCTTCAGAAAGTAATTTGCTTACTTTGAATATATTTATTATGTCTTGTTTTTGAGAATTAAATTCTCTAAGTTTTTCTTCACCCGCTTGTCTTTTTCTTTCTTTTGATTCTGGTCTAGAAACTTTTTCAATACTTTTATCTACTGCTTGTTGATACCAATTTTTAAATCTTTCAAAAGACTTAGAAGGATCATCTAAAAACTCACCTTGTCTTATTTCACTGTTAATGTAAGTGTTTAAACTTTTTAAAGGTAAATTAGTATAATCTACATTTATAGAATCTGCTTCATTAATTTTTTCTAATACAAATTTTTCTTCTTGTTCACTTAATAAAATACCTGTGTCATCCTTAAAGAAAGCATCATCAAACCATACACTTGGTGATTTACTTAACCCACTTACATCTGCTCCAAATGAAGCACCACCACCACTTAAATCATTGTAAGTTGTGTGAAATATAATTCCTATTCTTGCTGCTATTATTTGTTTGCCTAATTCAGAATTTGCTTCAACTGCATATCTAATTGTATTAGGTTTAAATGTGTAATGAGAAACTCCCTCTATGTCTTCTGTTTCAACATCATCATTATCAAACATAAAATCTCCTTGTAAAATGTTTTTTATTCCTAAAGAAGGTAAATATTGTAATGCTAATTTTAATTTTTTAGCTAAACCAGCTGCCTGACCGTGATTTTGGTCTATGTCTTTAGGTGTATAATTAATTTTTGGTGTTTTATTAAACACTGACTTAGTACCTACAAAAAACTTTCCATTATCAGGATTAATACCAGTAAAAATAGCGGGCGCACCATCCCATTTTACAGAAACATTTTTAATTGAATTATCTTGTCCTTTTAAATTTTTAATTAATTCATATAAAAAATTTTTAGCTTGGTTAAAACCATCTTGTCCTTGAGTCAATACTAATTCTTCAAGGTGTGTTAAATGTGTATTTGCTTTTACTTCTGTTACAATTTCTGTTAGTTGTTCTTTCCACCAATTTTTAGAAAATACGCTTTCTTTTTTCATTCGTTGTGTTTTTTTCTTTGATGCTTCTTTACGTTTTTTAATATAATCAAAAGCAGATCTTAAACGTTTTTTAACAGCTGGGTCTTTTGCTCTACCTAAGGCTGCTCTAACTCTTTGGTGAATTAAATTTATAACTTGAGATTGACGTTTATGTGATTTACTTTTAAATGAAGCTTTATTTAAAGTATCTACTATATCTTGTCTTGTTGAAAATTTAACTTTAACTGTGTCTTTTGGGTTTTCGTCTGTATATAATCTTCTTCCTGATCCTTTAGGTTTTTTACCTGTTCCTTTTTTAGGATCCGCTTCATACATAACTCCAAATGTAATGCAAGGGTTTTGTCCACAACCACAATTCATTCCTTCTTTTACATTAGTAGTTGTTTTTAATGTTTTAGCTAAGTTTAGTGCTTTAAGATATTTTTTATTTTTTTCACTTGGATTAGCCATTTTTTTAATACGTGAAATTGCTTTAGTTATTTTAGATAAGGGAATTTTTTCTCCATCTTTAATTTTAAGTCTTTTTCTAACAGTACCCTGTTTTAAATTGCCTTTTTTCTTACCTTTAGCAGCCATTTTTTCGTAAGTATCACCTTCTAAATAGCCTTTCTTTTTAGCATCCTTAGGACTATTTGTAAAAGTATCACTTGCTTGATATCTTACTTTTTGTACTTGGTCTGCTTTATAGGGAGGATAATTTTCATTTTTAGCCATTTTAGTAGCAGTTGCTATTTTTACTGCTTTCCAATTTTTACCATAACGTTTTTTAAATTCTTTATCTGGTAAACTTTGTGCTATTCTTTCTTCTTTATCTGAAAGATCTCTTTCTTTATATAATTTTCTTGTAAGTGTACCTTTTACATAATCTGGTACTTTATAACCTCCTCCTCCATAGTTATTTCCTTTTAGATTAGACATGTCTTTACTTAAGCGTTTCATGTTTTTAGCATGTTTAGCTTTTTCTTGTTTTGTCATCATGCCTATCATTTCATCTATAGTAATACCTTCATCATCTGCTCTATCTTTCCACCATTGAGATATTACTTGTAATTGTTTATCCCAATTTTCTCCTGTTCCTTTTAGTTTATTTATTAGTTCAGTAAATTCATTAGTACTAATTTCACCACTACTTACATTTAAAGCTTTAAGAACATTTTTAAAAGCTCCTTCTATTGTTTTAATGTCTGATGCACTATCTTCCTTCATTGTTTCATTAACTGCTGCTGGATCTTCAACTGTTAAAGATATGTCTGGATATTTATCTTTTAATGCATCTACTGCTATTCTATTTTCTGCAGAATCATCTATGAAATAAATTGTTTTATATCCTTTATTTATATGTTTTTCAATCCAATTTGCTTTATCTTGACCTGTTACTTTACCATCTACTTGTAATCCTAAGGGAACAACATAAGCATCTAAACCTATACTTTTAAGGTATCTTGTTACTGGATGTCCTATAGAACGAGCTGTTAATATAGTAGTTTTTATATCTGGTCTACCTAATGAATTTTTTAATTTATTTATAACTTTACTATTTACAATAGCATCATCTATTTGTTTTTCAAATTCAGAAAAATCATATTTTATTTCTAAACTACCTAATCTTGCTTCTAATTCTTTACTTTCTTCAGGAAAATTAGCTGCAGGGATTAATATTTCTTTATTATAATCTCCACTAGGACTAGTTATAGTTGTTTTAATGTTAGCGTTTACTCTAGCTATTGTATCATCAAAATCATAAACGTGTAAAATTTTACCAGTTTCTGATTGAGTATCTTCACTCATGTGAGCATGTGGGTTGGTTTGTCTATTATGTATTTGATCTTTTGTTCTAGGTATATCTTTTTTTCCTCTATATCCAGCTTTATATTCACTACTTCTCATAAAATTTAAGTCAGGATTATTTGGATCATATAAGTCTTCTTTTAAACCTGTTACTATGCCCCAAGCTTCATTTTTCTGTTCGTCTGATAAATGTTCTGGTAAAGAATATTGGAATAGAGCTTTATCATCCATTTTAATAAA